TCGGATAACCGTAGCGCCGCCGTGGACGTAACGGCCAACTGGCTGGGCGACAGCGTCATTCGTTGCGAAGCGACCTTGGACAACGGCGAGGTCTACATCCAGACGTTCCACGCTTCGGTGAGCGGCGATCCGATTTTCATGCCCAGCCAATCCACGTCCGGGCCTACTGTCCTGACAGCGACGGCCGCGTGAGATGGGCGCCAATCGTCGCAAGCCATATCCAGAAGTTGCGAGGAAGAGGATCAAAGCATCCTTGTTGCTGGAAAAATTGGAGAATCATGTACTTGGTAGTACAGAATTAACGGCGACGCAGGTTAAAGCGGCCAAGATTCTGTTGGGGAAAGTCATTCCCGACATGAAGGCCATCGATCACACGTCCAGCGACGGCACGATGACGCCGCCAACCGCGATTCAACTGATCGGCCCGAATGGCGACGGCACAAGTACAGCTTCCGCCGAAACTGATTGACGTATTCCTGGGCGTTGCGGACTTCCGCGGCGCTTATGGAGGCCGCGGTTCGGCCAAGTCACGCAGTTTCGCCAAGATGGCGGCGATTCGTGGCTTCCAGCATGCGCGGGCCGATGAATCCGGCGTGATCGTTTGTGGCCGCGAGTTTCAGAATTCGCTGGCTGAATCGAGCTTCGCCGAGGTCAAGGCGGCGATCGAGTCGGAACCTTGGCTGCTAGATGCCTACGAAATTGGCGAAAACTACATTCGGACGCGGGATCGCAAGATCGACTTCGCGTTCGTGGGATTGCGGCATAACCTGGACTCGATCAAGTCCAAGGCGCGCATCCGGTTGCTGTGGGTGGACGAGGCCGAGCCAGTCAGCTAAACGGCGTGGGCTAAGGCGATCCCGACCGTTCGCGAGGAAGGCTCTGAAATCTGGGTGACGTGGAACCCGGAGCGCAAGACTTCGGCCACGCACTTGCGCTTTCGAGTCGATCCGCCCGAGCGCAGCAAGATCGTTGCGCTGAACTGGCGCGACAACCCGTGGTTCCCGGAAAAGCTCAACCGGCAGAGGCTGGAGGACTTCGCCAAGCGCCCTGACAGCTATGCGCATGTCTGGGAGGGCGACTTTGCCACCGTCATTGCGGGCGCGTACTACGCGAAGGCGCTTACGCAGGCGCAAGCGGAGGGTCGCATCGGCAACGTGGGCCGTGACCCACTGATGACACTGCGGGCGCACTGGGACATCGGCGGCACGGGTGCAAAGGCTGACGCCTGCGCTATCTGGATCGATCAGTTCGTGGGCACTGAACCGCGCGTTCTGGACTACTACGAGCGCGTGGGACAGCCGCTGGCCGCGCATGTCGAATGGCTGCGGAGCCGTGGCTACGACAAGGCGTATTGCGTGCTGCCGCATGACGGCGCATCGCACGACAAGGTGTACAGCGTGAGCTACGAAAGCGCGCTGCGACAAGCGGGCTTCGAGGTCAAGGTAATTCCGAACATGGGCACCGGCGCGGCGATGCAGCGCATTGAAACCGCACGCAGGCTGTTCCCGAGCATTCGCTTCAACGCCGACACCACGCAAGCCGGCCGCGATGCCTTGGGCGCGTACCACGAAAAGCAGGACGACAAGCGCGGCATCGGACTTGGCCCGGCGCACGATTGGTCGAGCCACGGCAGCGATGCGTTTGGCTTGATGTGCGTCGATTACTACCAGACCGACCAGCGAACCGCCGACCTTTCGGCCCTCGAAACCTACACGGTGGACTACTGATGGCGAAAGACAGCGACCAGCTTGCCGAAATGCTGGAGCGCTATCGGCTCGCGTCGGAAGCCTGCGCGGACCTGTACGACGAGGCGCGGCGCGACATCGAGTTCGTGACCAAGCCCGGCGCGCAATGGGACGAGAAGCTGAAGGCTCGCCGCGGCGACCGTCCGTGCTACGAATTTCCCAAGCTCCAATCGCACGTGCGGCAGGTGGTCAATTCGATGCGCGAGGCTCGCCCGATGGGCAAGGTTCGCGGCGTCGAGGAATCGGACACCGGCCTTGCTGAGATCATGCAGGGCCTGTGCATGAACATCCTGGACGTGTCGAACGCCGATCAGGCGCACGACATTGCGTTCGAGAATGCGGTCAAGGGCGGCTTCGGCGTCTGGCGCATCCGGACCGATTACGCCGACGAAGCGGGCTTCGACCAGTGCATCTACGTGGAGCCGCTGCGCAATCCGTTCGCGGCGAAGTGCGACCCTGCGGCGGTGAAGATTGATCGCAGCGATGCGCGTTACTGGTTCGTGGAGACGTGGATTCCGAAGTCTGACTTCGAACGCCAGTATCCGAAAGCCGACCTGAAGAATTTCGAGAACGAAAGCCGCGCCAAAGACTGGATCGACAAGGACAGTGTTCGCATCGCGGAGTATTGGTACAAGGAGCCGGTGAAGCGCACGTTGCTGGCGCTTTCGAGCGGCCAGACGGTTTGGCAGGACGAAAGCGATATGGCGGCGCTCGCGGCGGCTGGCGACCGGGTACTGAAAACGCGCGACGTCGATTCGCACAAGGTGTATTCACGCCTGACCAATGGCGCGGAGTGGTTGACGGAACCGGCCGAGTTCGCGTCGAAGTTCATCCCGATCATCCCGGTGTTCGGCAACATCGCGAACCTTGACGACGAGGACTATTGGTTCGGGCTGGTGCGGCCATCGAAGGATCAGCAGCGGCTCCACAACGTGCATCGTACGGCGATGGTTGAGGCAATCGCCAAGTCGCCGAAAGCGCCGTTCATCCTGAAGCTCAAATGGATCAAGGGGCTGGAGTCGTTCTGGAAGCGCGCGAACAGCGAGGACTACCCGTATCTTCCGCTCAATGACGATGCGGACGGCATGCCGGAGCGTGCCAAGCAGGCCGAAGTTCCTGCCGCTCTGATTCAGGCGGCCGGGATGGACAACGACGACATCAAGGCCGGCACTGGCATCTATGACCCGAGCCTTGGCGCGCAGTCGCAGGAGACCAGCGGCGTCGCGATCCAGCGACGTCAGAATCAATCGCAGGTTTCGACGTTCAACTACGCCGACAATCTCGCTTACGCGATCCGGCACGAGTACGAAATCCTGATCGACATGATCCCGAAGGTGTATGACACGCCGCGGGTTGTGCGAATTCTCGGGCAGGACGGCGCGGCGCAGTGGAAGCAGCTTTACCAGACCGTGCAAGATCCGCAGACCGGGCAAACTAGCGTCGTCAACGACATCAGCAAGGGCAAGTATGACGTGACGGTAACGGTCGGGCCGAGCTTTGCCACGCAGCGCATGGAAGCGGTGCAGGCGTTCGCGCAGCTTGCCGGCCAGATCGGCGGAAGCTTCCCGCCGCTGGCGGAATTGCTGGCATATCAGGTCGTGAAGAATCTGGACTTGCCGGGCAATGACGACGTTGCCGACGCGGTGCGCCGGATCCTCGTCAATCAAGGGCTGCTGGAGCCGCAGGAAGGCGATAAGCCGCCTCCAAATCAACAAGGGCCGAATCCGATGCAGCAGGCCCAGGCGCAAAAGCTCGCCGCCGACGCGCAGTTCACGCAGGCCCGCGCACAAAAGACCCAAGCCGAAGCGCAAGCCGTGCTTCCGAAGGCGCATGCCGAAATTGAGCGCGACCTTGCGGTTGCGGGCCATCACCACACACAAGACGCCGCGGATGTGGCGCAGGCGATGGTTCCGCAGATGCCGCCCTATTTCAGAGACAAACCGAAGCCGCCGACGCCTGGCGGATTCGATGTGCAGGGACTTTGACCGCCTGAAGGCGGTTTTTTAATGCCCAAACGCCGGGGCTTTTCGGCGAATCCGTGAGGATGACATGAGTGAAACCGAAGGCCAGCCGGCCAGCGGCGCCGAAGTGCGCCCGCAAGCAACGCAACCCGAAGCCCAGCCGCCGCGCAATGACGCGGAAGCCGCGCAGCAGGAACAGGCGAAAGCTGAAACCGAAGCGCAGAAAACGCCGGAACCCAAGCCAGAAGAAAAGCCAAAGCGCAACCGCACGGGCGAGTACATCCATCGGTTGCAATCGCGCGTCAACGAATTGACCGCGGCGCTGGAAGCGCAGAAAAACCCGACGAAGGCGCCCGACGCGCCGACGTTCGAGCAATCCAATTTCGACCCGGCTGCTTACGCAGAAGCCCGCGCCCAATGGGCCGCGCAAACGGCCGTCGATACGTACAAGCAGCAGCAACAGCAACAGAACGTACAGCGTCAGATGCAGGAAATCACCGACGGCTACAACGCCAAACTCGGTGAATTCACTGCGGCCCACCCGGACTTCGCCCAGAAGGTGCAGGCGATTCCGTACCAGCCGTCCGACGCTGTGCAGTTCGCGATCATGGCCCACGAAAAGGGGCCGGAAATCGCCTACGCCATCGCCAACGATGACGACCTCGCGTTCCAACTTGCGTCGATACAGCCGCACCTCGCGGCTGCCGCAGTGGACCGGATCGCATCGCGCCTCGCGGCAGCGCCTGAAGCGCCGCAAACCCAACCCGTAGTTACCGCGAGGCCCGTCTCCAACGCGCCCCCACCAGTCCAGACCGTGAGCGGCAAAACCCCGGCGGCAACACCGCCGGAGAAGCTCACGGACGACCAATGGTGGGCACGCAGGCAGAAACGGGCGACCTAATTCAAGGAAACCCAAGCCATGAGCAACACCATCCTCACCCACCAGATGATCGCCCGCGAAGCTGCGGCGATGCTGGTCGAAGAAGACAACCTGATCCCCAATATCAACACGGGCTATGACGGCGAGATTGCCGCCACCCCGAACGGCTACAAGAAAGGCGGCACGGTCAAGATCGGCATTCCGCCCGTCCCGGTGGTCTGGACCGGCTCCACGTTCGTGGACAACGATGTTGCCGAGAGCTACGTCAACCTCACCCTGAACCAGCAGTACGGCGCCGGTTTGAAGTTCACGGCCGTAGAGAAGGCGCTGAGCCTGTCGCAGTTCAAGGAACGGTTCCTGCGGCCCGCGATGAACAGCGTGCGCACGCAG